GCCCAAAAATTGTTTATTAAAAGCATTTCGCTTTTAAACAATTTAATTTTACATCTTTGGGAACTTCCCGCAATTTGGAATTGTTGCCGCCAATTAACAATTAATAATTGGCGACTAGCACGTGAGATTTCGGACTCTCAAACTGATTTTTCTTAATACAGTGGTCCGTTGTATTAAGCAGCGTACTTTTCTGCCCTGCAGGTTTCAAGGCGATAAGGGGTAAAGCCAAACCAGGATTGGTGCAAAACCAAAACTGAAGAGGAATATATAAAGTAGTTTCAGGAAGGGCGTTACGGGGGGCGCACACTTGACGTGGTGCCAAAGAGTCGCAAGGTCCATCAACTTCAGCAAAAGAAGGATCGGTTATAAAGGTGAGTTGAGTGGTGTTACCAATCATCTTAAAATAACCTCGCTCTTGTTCAGCAGTCATGGTCAATTGGTTCCAGATATGCATCCAGTCACCATATTGGCGGTCAATGCGTTGTCCACCGATTTCAACTTCAACCTGGGCAATCAATTGCTCACCAGGGAAATCAAGCCAACGGGCATACACACCAGAACCGGAACCAACCGTGAAAGATGCAATGCCCATAAGTTGGTTAATTTCGGGCAATGTTAGTTGCAAGTAAGTTCTATATGCCAAATCACCATTGCGGCTGATGGTGCATTGAACTCTGCGACCAAAATCAGCCTGTCCATTGAATGTTTGCTCAATGGATTCAATAGCGAAGTTTGTGTATCTTCTGTAAGTGACTTTCCAAAAGGTAATTTGAGGGTTACCAGTTAGGTAAACATCCTGAGCCCCGTATGCGACAAGTTGCATTAATCCGCCTCCCATAGTATACATATCAAAAAGAAAAAAAAATGGGGAAATAACGTAAATTCAATAATTCATTGTTATCACATTTTTATTATTTATTTTATTATTATTGTCGGCAATATGGTGTAATAATAATTTTAATCCAATAAAGAACTCATGTCTGCGTTCTCAGAAATAAAAGTCGCTAAATAATCTTCTTCATAAACTTCTTTTTTCCCTTCATGATTTTTCGTGAATATATATCGCCCTTTACGTTTTTTAATTGACCATCCTTTATTCAATGCATTATATAAAAATGTCATTTTGCAAAATAATGCATTGTCAATGTCTACATTTTTGCTATCTATTTTAATTTCCATATTATTTCATTTTATTCTTTATTCCTTAATTAAACTAAAATTATATCTAAATAAATTATTTGTGATTTAAATAGAAGAATATCATTCTATTATAATGCCTTCCTTTAAACCAAAAACATCCAAGGTTTTAAAAATAAACCGAAAATATACAACTACATTAGACAGCATGCACAATCAATATTTGAATGAATTTGAAATAAATGATTTGAATATTATTCCAGAATTAAAAAAAGAGCGGCATTATTTAAGAAAACGCCTTGAAAAAGAAAATCTGCCGATTCAACATTCCATGGAAATACAAGACCGCATTCGCGAAATAAATGACAACATTCGAATAATGCAATATAAAAAACAAAATTATTTTTTAGATAATTCGAAATATATTTTTGAATATTTCGAAAATAAAAAAAATATAGGAAATACAGATGAATCATCTGTCAATTCAAGCACAAATAAAAGTCAACTTCTATTCCAAATATTTAAAATAAAACAAGAAGAACCAGTCATTTCTAATGAAATGGAATGCCAAAATAAAAATATTGTCAATCGGTATTTGTCCAATGTGGATGAGAGCTTTCTTGATATGAAAAATTATATGCGTGAAACCGATTTGTGTCCTGTTTGCTGTAAGGGCGAAATGGTCCCTTTAGAAGACGAAGGATTGCTCATTTGTAATGAGTGTGCCAATAATATTCCCTATTTAATTGAAAATGACAAACCAAGCTATAAAGAACCTCCAAAAGAAGTATCCTCGGACGGATATAAACGCATCAATCATTTCAAAGAAATTATGGCTCAATTTCAAGGAAAAGAAACAACTCAATTGCCTGAACGTGTTATTGAACAAATACAATTGCAAATTAAAAAAGAAAGAATTCAATTAAATCAATTGAGTCATCAAAAATTAAAAGAAATATTAAAGAAACTTGGCTTTAATAAATCATATGAACATATCCCTTTCATTAAAAATAAATTGGGAATTCAAGTACTCGTTTTTTCTCCTGAATTAGAAGAAACACTTTGTAATTTATTCATCGACATTCAATCCCCATATGCACGAGCATGTCCAGATGTTCGTGTAAATTTCTTGAATTATTATTATGTGCTTTATAAATTATTAGAATTATTAGGAGAAACTCAATATTTAGAATTCATCCCATTATTAAAAGACCGGCAAAAATTATTTGAAGCCGATCAAATATGGAAAAAAATGGTTCGTGACCCAGAATTAGATTGGGAATTTATATCCACAATTTAACCTCTATAAAGCCATCCGTGGCCCCGGGCTTATTTTAATAAATTATTTTTGCACCACAAATGCAGCAAAAATAACATAAATTATTAACATTTTATTCCGGCGTTATATAGGGTTAATATTTGCAATTTAAGCACCAAAACCAACTAAATTAAATCCTACACCCAAACCGGCGCCTGAACGAGCACTAACACCCATGGATGGGACATACGTATCTAATATAGCAAAAGTGGCAGCAGCAGTGAGTGCCAAAAGAGAAATTTCTTCTAAATTGAGTGAACGCTTTGGTATGGCAAATGCTGCGATGGCAACAATTAATCCCTCAATTAAGTATTTTACTACACGCTTCAACAATTCGTTCAAATCAAACATACCCATTATAATAGAAGCACAGAAAAAATATATCTCATGCTATATTCTATATTCCCATCCAAAATAAAATAAACATATTGCAAAATTTCCATTTAAACAAATCACTGAAATGAAATATAGTTGCAATGGAAAAACAACGGCGCCGCAAACAAGCCTTCCCCAGAAAAACATTAGAGAACGGAAATCCCAATCCTAAATATGTCGATGTTCTAGAAGAAGACAAACCAATCGCAAATCAAGCATATTGTTGTCTTTCTTTTATCAGTCCAGAAAAAATATTGAAGCAAAAGGAAATGTATTTTTTCGAAGAATTTCTGAAACAATGGGAAATCAATAAAGGTATGGAAAAATATCATCAATTTCTTAATTTTATTTCATTCAAATATAAAATCAAATTTGAAGATGTTATGAAAGATTTTGAAGAATTCCTTGAGGAAGAACAAGAGAATATTCGCAAATCTTCGGTTGAAGATGATTATAAGAATTTTTTGGACAGAGAAGAAGAAAAACTTGAAAAACGCTTTCAAACCAAACATAATTTTCAAACATGTGTTCGTGGCGTAAAAGTGAGGGGTAATTATGCCACACAAGAAGAAGCTGAATTGCGCTGTAAAATGGCAAGAGAAGCCGACCCCAATTTTGAAATATATGTAGGAAAAGTTGGTGTTTGGTTGCCATGGGACCCAGAAGCATACAAAACTGGACGTGTGGAATATTTAGAAGAAGAGTTAAATCAGTTGAATCATGAAAAGATTAAGAATGACCAAAATGCGAAAATTGCGTTTGAGCAACGCAAAAAAGAAGCAAAGCAAAAAGCCATTGATGAAAATAAAAAGAATGCAGAAAAACATGGTGCCGGAATAACTCAGGATATTGATGAAAATGGCAATTTGGTTGGTGTTGGAAATACAACTACCGAACAACATTTGAATCAAACAGATTCTGAATCTATTTCAGTTGCAGATATTCGCAATGAATTATTTGAAGGGGATGATATAGTTGTAGGCAAAAGTGATTATGGGAAGAGTAGATTTGCGAATACATTTGAGGAAAAGAAGGAATAAATTTTCTACAATATGTCGCCATATATAATATGGCGAAATATGCAATTTTAGCAACCATTTCTTTGATGGCAAATGTCATTGCGTTTTATTCAATTGTTGCAAATATATATTCCACTCACCAAACCCAAAGTTACACATGGTTTTCTTTAGCAGTAAATGTTTGTTCTCAAT